CGTACCCGTTCAGCAATCAGCCGGCACCACCTGCGGCGGCGTCTCTGATCTACCGCCCGACCTTCTTCGACCACATGATCATAAGGTGAAACAATGACCGGACGCGTTTACTGCACGCACTTCAAGGCTGTCGCGGTTACGGCCGTGCAAGACTTTTTCGAGATCACGGCGGCTGCAGGAAAGCCGGTCATCATTCACGGCTGGTCGTTGTCGCAATCGACCGAGGTGGCGGACGCGGCCGAGGAAATGCTGCAGCTGACCACGAACCGCGGCGTCGGCGCGACGTCGGGGTCGGGCGGCTCGACGCACACACCGCAGCCGCGCTCCGACACGGATACCGCTGCCGGCGCGTCCGTCGAGATCAACAACACTACTGTGATGACTGCCGGTGGTGGCTCGCTCGAAGAGGACGAGGCGTACGCCTGGAATATTCGCGTGCCTTTCATCATGTGGTACCCGCCCGAGTGCCGCCCCAAGATCCTCGGCGGCGACAAGTGGACGCTCGAACTTGAGACCAATCCCGCGGACAGCGTCACCGTGTCAGGCAACGTTTGGTTTGAGGAGCCGGTCTAGGCCATGTCAGACGTCTTTCGCTCATCGTACAGCCCGCCGTCTTCGGTCCAATCGCCGTCACTCGGCGCCATGTCGCGCAGCAGCGGCCCCGCCGCGCCTGCGGCCACGACCAACGGCGACGGCCCATACCTCGCCTGGTGGAACCACAAAGGCATCCGCTTCAAATCCGGCCGCCCTGTAAGGATGCTGACCAATCCCTCCAAGCGCCCCCGTCACGAGATCAGAGCGGAGGCCTATGCAATTGGCCTTGCGATCGGCAAGGCGAAGAAGGCGCAGCGCGAACGTATGAAGGCGGCTTAACTGCGTGGGGATGCGAGAGCGGTTTGACCGCGACGTAAGGCAGGCCCGCGATCGTCTTCGCAATGCCTACCGCGACACGCTTGAGGGGATACCTGAAGAGGTCCGCCGCGACTGGCGGGTCAGGTTGATCGCATGGATTGCCGCGCTTCTGTTCAGCCGTGGTGAGGCTTACCGCATGGTCCTTCACGGGTCTCTCTCTGAGATCGTGAAGCGCGACCTTAACAAGTTCTGTTTCGCCGCCCGCTCTTGCTACACGCCCGGCTCGCCGGCGCAGACGATGCGCAACGAAGGTCGGCGTCAGGTGTGGCTTCGGATGCAATGGTATTTGAACATCGACGATAAGCAGATTTCAGAGTTGAACGAGGAGGATGAATTTTAATGGCTGACGACGCCACCACGACAACAACCACGACAGCGGCGACCGACGCGACCACGACCGCAACCACGACGCAGACGGCAGCCTCGCAAGTGCTGAACGGCACGGGCGATAAGGGTGCGGCTACGACGCCTGATTTCATCAGCCGCGTTCCTGAGAACGCACGCGACTACGTGAACAACAAGGGCTGGAAGTCCGAAGCCGACATGCTCACGAGCTACCAGAAGCTCGAAAGCGCCATGGGCGCCGACAAGGTCGTGCTGCCGAAGGAAGGCGATGCCGAAAGCCTGAAGGCGTTTCGCGCGAAAATGGGCGTGCCTGAGAGCGCGGACAAGTACGACATCAAGCTGCCTGACGGCGCGGACGTGTCGAAGGAATTTCTCGGCGCGGCGAAGAACTGGTTTCACGAACACAACGTCAGCGCCAAAGACGCGCAGGGCATCGTCGACAAGTACAACGCTTGGGTTGGCGAGCAGATGAAGGGCGTGGCCGGGTCGAAGCTCAAGGCCTCGACTGACGGCCTCGCCGAGATCGAAAAGGAATGGGGTAAAGACACCGACGCCAAGAAGGCGGCGGCGCAGCGCGCCTTCAAGACCTTCAAGGCCGAAGCCGGTCTAGATCAAGGCGACCTCGACGCCATGGAAGAAGCGATCGGCACGCCGAAGCTGATGAAGCTGTTCGCGTCGATCGGCTCGGGTTTGGCCGAAGCTCGCTTCGTCGCCGGCGACACCGGTGCGACCGGCAACCACTTCACGCCGGAAGCGGCGCGCGCTCGTCTGACCCAGATGAACGCAGACCCCGACTTCCGCGCGAAGATCATCGCCGGCAACCCGCAAGCGATCGCTGAGCGTAAGGCGGTCATTGAGGCTGCTGCAGCTGCGCAGGATGCCGCGTAATGGAAGCGCAAGAGATCCGCATGCGCTGCCTTGAGGCGGCGCAACAGGCGACGAAGACACCGTCATCCGTCACGGCAACGCCTGACGCGGTCATTGCGTGGGCCAGGGCGTTCGAGACGTTCGTCGTCGGCGCTGAGCCAGAGACGCTGGCGACCGCCTCGGCACGGACCAAGGTCACGAAAGCGAAAACAAGCGAGGCAGTATGACCGGTATCGGCAAGATCAAGACGGTCAGGCAGGACACGGCGGTCGACCTTGCGTTGTCGGTGGCTGCGAAACATGACGGCTTCGTTGATGACCTGATGCGCAACTTCCGCCAGATCGATCCCGCCGTCGGCGAGAGCGTGGCGTTCGTGTTCATCGAAGCCTGTCGCCGCGCCATGCCGGCGCGCGCCGGTACGCAGCGCCTAGCGTTGAACCTGGCGGCATGTGCCAGTGGGGCGGCTATCATGCTGACCGAAGCGGGCGACGCTGCAGGCGACCGCGAGAAGGCGGTTGTGACGGCGTTTGCCGCCTTGCTGAAAGAGGCGCTGAAGAACGCGAAGGACGATCGTCTCAAGAGGGTTATGGGGCACGCATGATCGTTAAGGCACGCTCTGCGCTCGATCGAGCGCGCGATATGTGGCACCGCACGACGGTGGTTCGCTCGTCATACCGCTACGCGAAGACGTGGTTGGGTGGCGACCTGTTCTGCCATTGTGTGTTCCCTGAGATACCGATGACGCCGACCACGTTCGGCTTCAAGTGCTTCAACGACAACTGCAAGGACTACGTGTCGAAGGTTGACGCGAAAACTTGCGAACGAGTTAAGCTCGACACCCGCTCTGTCCTTGGCCACATGCGCTCGTCATCGATGATGCGTGCGCTGAAGAAGGCGGACAAGACGGGCGATTATTTGGAAGCGCATAAAAGGGATTAAGTATGAGCTGGTCGTCAAAACTCGCGTGGCAGTCGATGCTGTCTGCACCCCATGACGGGACAGCGATCATTGCAATGGTCGTGCCGAGTATCGCTGAGCATGCCTGCTGCCCCGAACTCGAGTTGATTTGGTGGGATGCGGTCGAAAAGATGTGGCGCGATTTTGCGGGGGACATGCTGGACAGGTCGGGCGCGTCCTGGATTGGCTGGACGCCCGCTCCGGACATGCCGAGTGACGCTTGGCAGGCGCAGCACGCTTACCGCGTCGAGCAGTGGCGCGAGCACGCCGAGCTAGTACGCGAGCGCGATACCCTTAAGGCATCTCAGAATTTGACGGACAAGGTGAAAGCCCCCGTCTGACGGCACGAAAGCGTGTCGCCTAGCCGCACGTAACGCGGTGAGAATGAGGCCCCGCATATCGCAACCAAGGGCGCGGACAAGCTCATAGAGCCCCGCAACGCCCGGCCGTGCGTCGCCGCGGACAAGCCCTTCGATTTGGCAATTCCCCCAAACGAAGGATCAAACCAATGACCACGACTATCTCCACCGCCAATAGCTTGGCGTTTACGCAGAACGTCGACCTGCTCGTCCAGCAGATGACGTCGAAGATCATGGACACGGTCGACGTGAAGGACTTCACGGGTGAAGGCGCCCAAGACGTTCAGCAAGTCGGCTCGATCGAGCTTGACCTCGTGACGAGTGTCGACGGCGATACCAACTACGGCTCGCCCAGCCACACGTCGCGTTGGATGTTCCCGAAGGCTTACGACAAGGCGTTCTTGATCGACAAGGTTTCGGAACTCCTGACCATCGGGGAGTTCAAATCCCCGTATGTCTCCACGCTGTCGAAAGCCGCGATGCGCGTCATCGATGACACGCTGACGGAGCGTTACTTCGGCACCAACTACGTGGGCAAGCAGGGCGCGACCACGCAAGCCTTCACGGCCGGCAATCAGATCGCCGCGACCGTCGGCGCCGCCGCGGCCACGGGCCTGAACCCGGAAAAGGTGCTGCAGGGTCTTGAAGTTCTTCGCCAAGGCGAAGCGCTCGACGACTCCGGTATGGACCCGGTGCAGTGCGTGATCTCGCCGAAGATGCAGACCGACCTTCTGCGCTTCGTCGAAGTCGCGAGCGGCGATTTTGCATCCAAGAAAGCCTACGACGCGGGCACGATCCCGCAAGGCTGGATGGGCTGCAACTGGCGTGTGTCGTCTCGCCTTCCGGTGAACGGCTCGAGCTATCGCCGCGGCATGATGTACGTGAAGTCGGGCGTGTGCCTCGGCTTCTGGCAGCGGCCGACGCCGGAACTGTTCCGCGACACCGCCAAGAAAAACAACTGGGCCTGCCAGATCAAAATGATGCTCAGCGCTTCGCGTCGCGAAGAGGCCAAGTGCATCGAACTCATCTGCGCTGAGTAACCGATGAAGCGCCCCGCCGTAACAAGCGGGGCGTTTGCCTTTTCGTAAACCCGCCGGACCGGTGACAGGCAAGTCCCGGACGGCAACAGAAGGACTAAACCAATGGCTGCAGTTGCACCTAAAGCGGCGCTGATCACCGCTTACGAAACCCTGGGGACGTCGTCTCCGACGTTTGCCAATCCGCTCACGTTCGGCGGTCGCATTCGCTCGATCGTCTCCGTGACCGATGTGGCGGCGGCGGACAGCGATGCCGACGTGTTCCACGTCTGCCCCGTCTATTCGTCGTGGCGTCTCGACAGCATCCGCGTCAAGTGCGACGCGATCACGTCGGGCAGCGACTATAACCTCGGCCTGTACACGACGGCCGCGGTTGACGTCGATGAAAACGTCTATGCCGACGCGCAGACGTTCGCCACGGCGATTACGTCTCTGCCGGTGGATCTCATCGAAGAGATTCGCGACATCGCCTTGGCCGCGCAAGCGGTGTGGGCCGATGCTGGCGCAACGGAGGACAGCCGCCGGTTCTATTACCTGACGTATACGGCCATCACGGTCGGCTCGGCGGCGGGTCAGATCGCAACGCGCGTTCACTACGTGGATGGCGGTTCGTAATCGGAAGGTTCCCTCCGCTCCTTCCGACGGCGCGGCGATCACGAGCCCCATTCTCACGCTCGCCGCGCCACCTTCTCACATCCATTCCGCAACATAATCAGAGGACAAGCGAACAATGGCTGTTCATTCCTATTCCATCGCCAAGGGCGGTTCGTATCTCAAGGCAAGCGGTGTTGTTGACGCGGCGCACACAGGCGCGGCAGAGTCTGCTGCGGTGCAGGCAACAGAAGCGACGCTGACGGCTGCAGTCGCTGCGGCGCAGGCTATCGGCGCAGGCGATGCCTCGGCAGAGGTCGACGCGGTCGACGTGGCTTGGGTTGCCACCCTCGCGGCACTCGATCTGTATCAGGCGGCGACCGCGGCCCCGGCTGCCGTGCAGGTCATCATCGACCTTTCGTCCATCACGAAGAAGTCGGATGCGCTGCGCAGCCTTGAGCAGATCATCAGCTACATCAAGTCTCGCAACTGGCCGCCGGCGTAGTCCGTGACGACGCAAACCGAAATCGCTAATCGCGCCCTTCAAAAGATCGGCGCGAAGCGTATCACTGCGTTCGGAGAGACGACGAGCAAAGAGGGGCGCGAGGTCTTGGCTCTGTGGGATGGTTTGCGCAAAAGCGAATTGCGCAAGTACCCCTGGAACTTCGCCATCACGCGCGCCTCTCTGCCGGCCCTGGTGACCGATCCCGATTGGGGTTTCGACCAGTGCTTCGCGCTGCCTGACGGGTGTCTGCGCATTCTTGAGGTCAACGGCTCGCGCAACACGGCGGACTATCGCCGGGAGAGCCTGAACGACACCGACAAGACGCAGGTGATCGTCTGCGACGACACGGCGCCGCTCGAGGTCCGGTTCATTCAGGACCGGGAAAATGTTGGGGTATGGGATGCGTCCTTCTGCGAAGCGTTCGCCGCGAAACTGGCAACGGAACTCGCACTGGTTATCTCCGACAGTCCGTCCCGCAAGCAGCTTGGCGATGCTGGGTATGCTCAAGCGATTGCAGATGCGCGCGGCGCTGATGCGATCGAAGAACCGCCAGAGGATCTTCTGGAAGACGACTGGAACCTGGCCCGGCTCTAATGGCGCGCGGCACTCTCAAACAAGCGAACTTCGGCGGCGGGCAAATCTCCCCGCTCCTGGTCGCGCGCGCCGATCTTCAAAAGCATCAGACCGGACTTCAAACCGCGCTCAACGTGATCCCGCTGCCGCAAGGCGCGTTCATGAAGCGTCCGGGTACGAAATGGATTTGCCCGACCAAGGTCGCGGCCGATGCGGCGCGGGTGTTTCCGTTCCAAGCGTCAGTCGTGGCGTCGTATGTCGTGGTCGCCGGCGACCTGACGTTTCGGTTCCTGAAGGACTACGCGCACGTCACGCAGACGGCGCAGGCGATAACCGCCATCACGCAGGCCAATCCTGCGGTCGTGACCTACACCGGCTCCGACACCTACGCAAACGGCGATCGTGTGTGGATCACCGGTGTTGTCGGGATGCAGGAAGTCAATAACCGCGAGTTCACGGTTGCCAACGTCAACACCGGCGCGAACACGTTTCAGCTGTCGGGCGTCGATAGCTCGGCTTACACGGCGTGGTCATCGGGCGGGACCGTCGCCGAAATCTACGAAATCGCCTCACCCTACACCGACGATCAACTCGCCGACGTGACCTACGTCCAGAGCGTCGACACGCTCTACATGTTTCACCCGTCGGTTGCCCCGTACAAGCTGTCGCGCGCTTCGGATACGTCGTGGACCATGACGGCCATGACGTTCACCGACGGGCCGTTTGCGCCGGTCAATTCGGACGACAGCGTGCGAGTTCGGCTTCTCAGCATGTCGCCCTATACGCCTGGCGCGACCGGCGAGCTGCGCGCCAACGCGAGCATTTTCACGGCCGACATGGTCGGGAGCATCTTCTATCTGGAAGAGATCTACTTCGACCAGACGCAGACCTACGGCACCTATGTAGGGCCGTGGGCAAGCGAGAAGGCGGTCGGCACGACGCTGGGCACGCAGGTCTCGTCGAACGGCCATGTCTATTCGATGGTGAGCGCGGGCACGTCGACGTCGACGGGCTCTGTCGCGCCGAACCACACCGCCGGCGACGCGTGGGACAATCCGCTCGCTGCGACAGCGAATAAGAAATGGCGGTATCTGCACAGCCGCTATTGCGTGGTGCAGATCACCGGGTACACGGACGCGGCGCGCGTCTCCGTCACCGCGGTCAGCTACATCCCGCACGGCCTAGAGCAGCCAAGCCGCACTGTCACGGCAACGGCGAACTCAGGCGGTGAGATTCTGATCACCATCGCGGCCGGCCATGAGTTCCAGACGGGCGACTACGTCAACGTCACGAGCGTCACCGGCACGACGGAAGCGAATGGGGACTGGCCGGTCGAATACGTATCGGCCACGACGTTCTTGCTGAAGGGGTCCGCCTACGTGAACGCGTGGGTCGCCGGCGGCGCCGTCGTGAAGTACTCGACCTGGCTTTGGGCCTTCGGCGCGTTCAGTGTCGAGCGCGGCTATCCTGCTTGCGGCACGTTCTTTCAAGATCGCTTGGTGTTGGCGTCGACTGACGCGCAACCGGATTCGGTCTGGACCAGCGTCACGAGCGGGTACAGCTCATTCGCCGACAAGTTTCACGGCGTGGTGCGGGATGATTCGGCAATCTCCGTCACCCTCGCCAGCCCCCAGCTTAATCGTATCCGCTGGATGTCGCCCGACGGCGGCGGCCTTCTCATCGGCACGGCGGGCAGCGAATGGCTTCTGCGCCCCGCCACGACCTCCAAGGCCTTCGCACCGGGCAACGTCGACGCGAAGCCCAACAGCAACCACGGGTCGAAAGACATCGCGCCTGTTCTTGCAGGCTCGACCACGCTGTTCATCGATCGCAGCGGCAAGAACATCATGGAGCCGATCTATGATGCGAGCGTCGACCGCTTCGTGTCGAACGACCTGACGTTGATCTCGAACACGATCACGAAGGGCGGCATTGACGACATGACCTTCGCGCAGAAGCCGGACAACATCGTCTGGATGGCGCGCGCCGACGGTGCCTTGGTCGGTCTGACCTACAATCGCGAACAGCAGATCGCAGGGTTTCACGAGCACGTTCTCGGCGGCACCAGCACGTCAGGCGGCGCCGCGGCCGATGTCGAGAGCGTCTGCG